GGGAAAATCCCCAAAATACCCTGGTCGTACTTACTCTAATAGTATGGCTGGTGCATACTATGCTGGTGCTTCCCTTGTCGGCTCTATGAAAAGGATATATGGTTGATAAAATGGCAACGAATTACGCTAAGGCTCCATATTCTGAAGTCTATGATATGCATACCGAGGAAGGCGTTCCTACTATGTTGGAGTTTTCTACTCCTCATGGTGTTCGTCCTCTTAGGTATCTTACTGGGTTTTTTTGCTCAGTTCAGAAAGTTTAGATATGCTGGGGCTAAGGTTACCTTCATTCCTGCCGCTACTTTACCGGCAGATCCTTTGCAGGTTTCCTATGAGGCTGGAGAACCCACTATAGATCCTAGGGATTTGCTTAATCCTATTCTTCATAAGGGTATTCATGGTGATGCCCTCGGTAATCTTCTCGAGGAGTATAAGCAAGTCCTCGCTTCCGGTTCATCTCTCGAGCTTACTAAAACCGCAGCTGCTAACTATATGACTCTTTACTATCAGTGTCTTACAGACCCTAGTTTCAAGAAGTCTGGACTTAGGCAGGGTTTTGTACAGAATCTTTACCCTCTGGTTTATTCTCTTGGTACCAATCGTCAGATCATGCCTTCTCGCATTTTTACTGCTGGTGCTTCCGGTTTAACTGTTGGTGATCCTTCTCTTATGGAAACTGGTAAGATTTTCTCTGAAACTGATGGTCAGTTTGAATATAACGATGAAACTTGGGGTGTTTCTGTTAGAAGGAGTCTTGGTCAGGCTCAGCAGAATCTAAAAGATAATGCGATAGAATGGAAAACTTATGATGAGTTTACCACCAAACCTACTAGACTTGGTTGGCTTGATACCCTTCAGATTATTAGGGATAATCAGTCTTCTATGCCTGATAGCCAAGTTACGGGGGTTAATATTGAACTTTCGATTAGAAATCCTCAGGATCCTCTCGCTAGTAGGGTTACCCCTTGTAACTTTACTACTCTTCCTAAGATTCCTATGTATATGTGCTTCCTTCCTCCTGCATATAAGACAGAAATGTACTTCAGAATAGTTATTCAGCACTATTTTGAGTTCAAGGAATTCAGATCTACATTTAATCAGTTTGGAATCGGTCAGGTTTCTACTGCGACTGATGTTCCTTACGATTGGCTCAATGCTATCAAGAAGGTTTCAACTGCTTCTGTTGAATCTGAAAAATCTTTGGATATTGCAGGTGGAGATGCTGAACTTACAACCGATGGTGTGCTATGAGGGTTTGGATGAAAGTTGCCATTGCCGTTCGTGATTGGCTTACCGCCAAAATTGAATATCACAAAGAACCGTAAACTCCGGAGCAATTCTCCGGTTAAACCTCTTCCTTTTTGTTGCTAATTTACCGGCAAGTAACCTTTGTCTTCTGTGGGGTAAGGGCCCCCGAACGGGCGGTAGCCCCCCCAGTGGAACGTTCTTAGCCTATACCGTTCTCTCCCCCTAAAGGGGGAGAGCCCGTTAGTATTACGATAAGGGCTCTCCCTCTCCCCCCTTCTCCATGCCGTGTAAGCGCCAGCGATCGTAGGACAGTTTTTTCTCGTCCAACTTGGTGTTGGTGAATATGATCACTTTCGCTCCTCTGATGTTTCTTGTTTTTCCGGTATAGCGGTGGTCGAATACCAGCCCGTCTTTCACTTCTTCGATGACTTCATACAAAGAAGGGGGGATTTTACCGGCACGGGGGATGTCGATGATGATGAACTCTTCTCCCTTGTATGCTGAGCAAATGAACGCGCTTAGCTTCTCCGGAGTTGCGCTAGATCTCGGTACGACCAATGCTTGACCACGTTCCCACAGATGCACTGTAAGCCACGTTTTGCCGTGGTTCCCTTTCGGGTCATACCAAACATCCACTTGCCTATCGTTTTGCCCTCTAGCGGTCTCTATGATATGCTCCTGTGCCTGATTTGGATGTCCGAATCTAACCCTTCTGATTTCGGCTGTGTCTTCGGATGAAAAAAAGATTCCAGATTTCCTTTCGTATTCCCATGTGTCGGAACATTCCTCTATGTGTGCTTGTCCGTGGAAGATTTCTGTCATTTGGTCGAATGTCCAACGGGTTGCCATCCTGATCTGGAAATGATCGTATCCGTTTGTTCCTGTTTCTATGCCAACAATCCATCTGTGGATGTCGTTTTTTCTGATTAGACGCATCAACTGGTTGAATTGTTTGTAGGTATCGTTTCTTGACCATGTTATCATGTAGTTCGTAACCATTTTATACCTCAATGTATCTTTATGGTGTATGGTGCGTACTAATGTGCATTTCGCATTAATTCGCATCTTTGGATAAAAATAGGTGTATTTATGGCATACTACAGGCGTAGAAGATATGGATACCGTCCTAGGCGCAGGTACTACAGGCGTAGGTGGTGATTTGGAATGTCGGACCGTTATGGATTTCCTGATCCTGTTGGCGATTATATCCGTGGCCACGGTGGAACAGATTACTGGATGCGTCAGCTTCCCATCTTTGGTTCTGCTATGCGCTCTGGTGATGATGCGCGTTATTGGTCTGACTATCAGAAGAACAC